TAACTACTGATGTTTCAATCACATTTCTATCACGAGACTATAAGAAACACCGTTGTTGCATTCGGTACGTTGTTCGATGATATCAAAGTTCAAAAATTAAATGCAGATGGTACTGAAAGAATAAGTATTCAGGTTCCACTTGCCTATGCCGCTAGAGAAAAGTATATTCAACGTCTGAAAGAAGATAGTCGTTTGAATGATGATGAGTATCCAAATACGCACGTTCAGATGACTCTACCCAGAATGTCTTTCAATATGACATCAATGAACTACGACGCAACTCGAAAACGAAATACGATTCATCGCCGGCGTATTAAAGATACATCTGGAACTCAAGGAAATCTATCGTATCAATACACTGAAGTACCATACAACTTGGGATTTGAATTGGCTGTTTATGCCTCTACCTTTGAAGACGGATTACAAATCGTTGAACAGGTCGTTCCATATTTCACACCAGAATTTAATGTTACATTCCAAAAGGCTGGTGGTACAAGTGACATGAATACTAAGATTGACTTACCGATTATTCTAGAAGGTGTAAACCTAGATTATGATTTCCTCGGTGAGATGGAAACAAGAAGATTACTAAATTGGACACTGACGTTCAACGTAAAGAGTTATCTTTATGGACCAGTTAGAAGAGACAAGACAATTATATACACACAGGCTACTCTGTATGATCTTGGAGATGGTTTGACTTCTGGCCAGGTCGCAGGACTTTGCGGTGCAACTGGAGCAGTAAGTAGAATTGATATTGGAATATCAGGCGGAACTGGAATATTCATTGACGGTTCACAAGAAGATCCAAATGCCATACCGCCATACACGTTTATGAAAACGGAATATCAATTTAATAATCCAGCTGGATCTGGAACTGGTGATGTGATCGATAGTGGAGGAGAAACCGTATGAGTGAAGATCGTGTAGATAAAAATCTCAATGAGGTATTTGAGATAGAACCTGTGGTAGTTGATGTTGAAATTATAGAACCAAGTAGGCCAAAACAAGTCGATAATCAAAAAGTAGATATAGATTTCCACGAAGTTCGAAAATCTCTGAAAGATATTATAGATCGAGGCAGTGAAGCCATCGATGGTATTCTTCAGGTTGCATCAGAAACGGAAAGTCCAAGAGCATACGAAGTCGCAGCTCAGATGATCAAGACCGTTGCAGATGCCAACAAGGATCTCTTGGAGATTCATAAGAAATTGAAGGACATCAGAAAAGAAACTACAACAGTCAATAATACCACAAACAATTCTCTATTCGTTGGTTCAACTAAAGAACTTCAAATGTTCTTGAAAGAACAGAAAGAAAATATGATGCTGGAGGAGAAAAATGCCGAGGTCCGAGACTAGTCATTACTTAGGCAACCCTTTATTAAAAGCTGCCGGAGTTGAACAACAATTCGCACAAGAAGAGATCAAAGAATACATCAAGTGTTCTCAGGATCCTATTTACTTTATCAAGAACTACATTCAGATTGTATCTCTTGATAAGGGATTGATTCCATTCGCCTTGTGGGATTTTCAAGAAAAAGTCATTCAGACGGTTCATAATAACCGATTTGTAATTTGCAAATTCCCGAGACAGACGGGAAAGAGTACAACGATGATCGCGTATATATTGCACTACGTTTTGTTTAATGATAACATGAACGTGGCAGTTTTAGCTAACAAGCTTGCAACCGCAAGAGAATTGTTGTCTCGTCTACAACTTGCATATGAACACTTACCAAAGTGGTTACAACAGGGTGTAATATCGTGGAACAAGGGTTCTATTGAATTAGAAAATGGTTCTAGAATTATTGCGTCTGCAACCTCATCATCAGCGGTTCGTGGTGGATCTTTTAATATGATCTTTCTTGACGAATTTGCATACGTCCCACATGAGGTAGCTGATGAGTTCTTCAGTTCGGTATATCCTACAATTTCATCAGGTACAGATACAAAAATTCTAATGGTCTCCACTCCTAGAGGTATGAATCTATTTTACAAATACTGGAGAGGTGCGAATAAGAAAGAGGGCGAACCCGGTAAAAACACATATGTTCCTATTGAGGTTCATTGGTCACAGGTTCCCGGTAGAGATGAGAAGTGGAAAAGGGAAACCATTGCTAACTCGTCAGAGGAACAATTTCGCACCGAGTTTGAATGTGAATTCTTAGGTTCAGTGAACACCTTAATTTCTCCTGCAAAATTAAAGTGTATGACATTCGAGTCACCGATATTGAAAAGAGAAGAAGGACTCAAGGTATATAAAAAACCAGAGAAAGACAGACAGTACTTTATAACTGTGGACACCTCCAGAGGTCTAGGGCAGGATTACCACGCATTCATCGTGGTAGATACGACTGAGAGTCCATATGAAGTTGTTGCTACGTTTAGAAACAACGAAATGCCCCCTATGATATATCCAAATGTAATTTACCAAACTGCCAAAGAATATAATGAAGCACAGGTATTATGTGAATTGAATGATATCGGTGGACAAGTAGCTGATATTCTTCGCAATGATTTAGAATATGAGAATATGTTATCCACTTCTATGAGAGGTAGAGCCGGTCAAATTCTCGGTGAAGGTTTCGGTCAGCAAGTAACATATGGTATGAAAATGACCCAACCAGTGAAGAAAATTGGTTGTTCTACTCTAAAGAGTTTCATAGAAACTGATAAACTAATAACGAATGATTATAATATTTTAGAAGAATTGATCAATTTTGTATCTTCTAGAACCAGTTACGAAGCGGACGCCGGACACAATGATGACTTGGTAATGTGTCTCGTTATTTTTGCATGGATGACCACACAAAAATACTTTCAAGAATATTTCGATATCGATCTACGAAAACAATTATATGAAACCGAGATGAAAAATATCGAAGAAGATATTATGCCATTTGGATTTATTCAGAATGGAATAGATGAACAATACGAGGTAGATAACGAGGGCAACATATGGTTTTGAAATTTCATTTTTACTAAATATCATGACTAATTGAGATATTCTCACAAAGGAGAGCAACAATGGCCTTTCAAGTAAGTCCCGGCGTACAAGTAAAAGAATTAGATTTCACCACAATCGTCCCTACTATTGCCACAACACCAGCAGGTTTTGTTGGATTATTTTCATGGGGCCCTGCAAATGAAGTTGTTACGGTTTCTTCTGAAAATGAATTAAGAGGCGTATTCGGTGACCCGACTGATGCAAACGCTCAGTACTGGTGGACAGCTGCTAGTTTCCTTCGATACGGAAGTAATCTTCAAGTAGTAAGAGCAGAACCCATTGAATCACTCAATGCCGGTCATGGTACATTGGGCGGAGTAACTGGATGTTTCCCACTTGATACTAAATTAGCTTCTTCTACTGGAGCCTTTGCAAGTGGTAATTATGATTCAGGAACATTCGTTGCACGATATCCCGGTAAACTAGGTAACTCAATCGGTGTTGCCATTTGGGATAGTGGCGCGACGGGAACTAGTGGTGCAGACGGTGGTGTATTCGCAAATTGGGGACCAGTTGATACGCCAGGTCTATGGGCAGCTTACTTCCGAGGTGCGCCTGACACATCACAGAAAGCACAAAACGCTACTGGAATTACAACTGGTTTCAACGATGAAATTCACATTGTAGTTTTTGATGCTGATGGTAAACTTACTGGAACCAAAAACACTCCAGTCGAAATCTACGAAGCAGTTTCCAAGGCAACAGATGCCAAACTTCCAGACGGATCTGCTAATTACTACAGAAGTAAAATTAACAATTCTTCACGATACATCGCAGTCACTAAAGCTGTGGAAGAATCATTACCTAGAGGACTCAACCAAACAATCGGTGAAGTTTACGGTGGTGACGCCGGAGCCTCATTTGGTGCCTTCTTCAATCCAGATGGTGTAACCGATGCAAACAACTACACACTTGGTCTTTCTTTTGGTTTCGCTGGAGTAGTTGGAACTGGGTATACCGCTGGTTCTCTTGGATCAATTATATTAGGAGGTGCTACTGCCGGTGAGGGTACGATTTTGAGCGTGGAAGATGTTACTTTTGCCGCAGGTGTCACCTCACAGAACATTCTAGTCGATGTTTCATCCGGTGAGTTCTTTGTAGGAGGAACATTCTCTGGTTATGGACTAACAGGTGATTTCACAAGTGTTGTGCAGAAACCCATCGTTGATACTCGTGGACAAGCACTCAGAAATGGAGTTCAACTCGCAGGTGGTACTGCCTCAGGTGGTGACGGAGGAGTCACTACCGAAGTTACTCTTCAGTACACTGCTGCCTTTGACAATGCCGAGGAACGAGACGTTTCCTTCCTCATCTCCGGTCCAGCTGATGCAGCCCTACAGAACAGCCTTGTAGGAATTGCTGAACGCAGAAAAGATTGTATTGTAACTCTTTCACCTCAAGACGATGCCGTAGTAGACAATAGTGATGGTCAAGCCACCGCTATTCTTGCAGATGCGAACGCAATCACAATCAAGTCTTCCTATGCTGTCATGGATAGTGGTTGGAAGATGATCTATGATCCATACAAGGATGTTTACCGATGGGTTCCACTCAACGGTGACATTGCCGGTCTTATGGTTGCATCTGATCAGGCCTCAGAACCTTGGTTCTCACCTGCCGGATTCAGTCGTGGTAGATTACGAAACGTAGTCAAGCTTGCATATAGTCCCAATAAGGCTGACAGAGATGCTCTCTATATTAAGGGAGTAAACCCAGTCGTAGCCTTTGAATCAGAAGGTATAGTCCTCTTTGGTGACAAGACCATGCTTGCGAAACCAAGTGCTTTCGACAGAATCAATGTCCGTCGTTTGTTCAATATTCTTGAGAAATCAATCGCCACTGCTGCGAAGTTCTCACTCTTCGAATTCAATGATGAGTTCACAAGAGCGTCCTTCCGTAACTTGGTTGAACCATTCCTCAGAGATGTTCAAGCAAGAAGAGGTATCTTTGACTTCAAGGTCGTTTGTGACGATTCTAACAATACACCAGTCGTGATTGACAGAAACGAATTTGTTGCAGACATCTACATCAAACCAGCTCGTTCCATTAACTTTATCACTCTAAACTTTATCGCTACACCAACTGGTGTAGATTTCGAAGAAATTGGTGCTTGATTTTTAAAATGTCTTATAAATATAACAGAGTAAAAACTAGGAGTCCCAAATGCCTTCACTAAAAGTCGATCAGATCAAACAAGTTCTTAAAGGTGGCGTAAGAAGTAATCTCTTCCAAATCTCCATCAACAGAACGGCTTCAGGAATTAATGTTCCTGCTCTTCCGTTCGGTGATAACGGACAGAACCTTTCTATTCTCGTCAAAGCTGGTCAGATCCCAGCCTCCACTATTACCCCAATCGAAGTTCCATTCCGTGGAACCCGGTACAAGACAATTGGTGATAGAACATTCGAGCCATGGACAATGACCGTTTATAACGATCAGGACATGCAGATCCGAGGGTTCTTTGAACAATGGGCAAACTCTATGAAGGGGTTTGCTTCAAATGTCGGCGAACAAGATCCAAGCACACTGTTTGGGATAGTTGAGATTCGTCAGCTGAATATGGCAGGAGAAACTATTGGTCAACCTTGGGTACTTCAAGATTGTTGGCCATCAGACATTAGTGCAATTGATCTTTCCAATGATTCTGAAGGCGCCTTATCAGAGTTCTCCGTTACTTGGCAATACCAGTACTGGACACATCTACCGTTTACTGATGGTCCTAACATTGATGTCAACAACTTCTTTATTCGTCGTTGATATATATATTTAATATGAAGGAAGTGATATGCCCAACCTATTTGGTTTCTCGTTCGGTAAGAACAATAAAGATTTAGACAGTTCTCTCATCCTACCGGATGGTACACTAGTAAACCCATCATTCGTCGAACCAGAAGTCGATGATGGGTCTACTGTTGTTAGCGGCGGTGGACATTTTGGACAGTACCTAGACTTAGATGGTGCGGTTCGGAATGACGCCGAGATGATAATCAAGTATCGTTCAATGACGAATCATGCTGAAATAGAAATGGCCATGGAGGACATTTTAAATGAAGCAATCGTATACGAATTAGACTACCCCGCCGTAAAACTCAGACTGGATCAGTCTGATCTACCTGAAAACATCAAAGATAAAATAACTGAGGAATTTAATAATATTCTTCGTTTATTAGACTTTGCAAATAAAGGTTATCAAATTTTCAGAAGATGGTACATTGACGGTAGATTATACTTTCATATCATCGTAGATCCAAATAATACTAAAAAGGGAATACGAGAACTACGAGCCGTCGATGCTGTAAAAATTAAGAAAATTAAGAAAATTGATAAGGTCAAAGACGCAACCACACAGATTCCCATTGTGACCAAGGTCGAAGATTTTTACATATACTATGATAAATCCTACATGGATCGGTACGGCGGCGGAGGTATGTCGGTAGTAAATAACCAAGGTATCGATGGTATCAAAATTGCTAAAGAAGCAATTTGTTATGTTCCATCTGGAATGTATGACTTTGAGAATAAACGAGTTACTGGTTAT